CAACAGTAAAACAAAAAGATAGTATAAGCGTTAAACAAAAAGCAGACAAAAAAGATTTTAAAGACGCTGAAATGAAAGCTAGAGATTCGTATAAAAGCACTACATAAGGAGATAAATATATAATATGAGTAAAGAAAATTTAGACAAATTTGTAAATAACTTGGAAAAAGGCAACAGTAAACAAGCAGGAGAAGACATTAAAAATGCTCTTGCTGATAAAGTTTCTAGTGCCTTAGATGATGCTAAAGTTGATGTGGCTAAATCTGTATTCACAGGACAGCAAGGTGTACAAGCACCTGAAGCTAATCCTTTTACAGGTAATGATCAGGCTGCAGAAACACCAGCACCAGAGGTACCAAGTGATGAAGTGGCTCAGTAATTTTATAAAAGAACAGATTACTGAAGCTAACGACTACAAGCGTACTAGGCAGTATAATAAATTAACTCCTAGAATGAAACGTGCTGTAGATATGGTTTTTAAAGCCGCTGATAGGAACGCAGATGTAATTGCTAATTTTGAAAAAAATGTTAATGCAGCTGCAAAGAAATTTGGCGTACAAAAACAAGACTTAATGAAATATTTTGATAAAGAAACATTAACAATTTTAAGGAGATAGAAATGGCAGTAACACAAAGAGTTCTAACAGATAATGCTTATGGAACTAAAGTTTTAGTAAACTTTGATGACCATGGCTCGGCTGTAACTATTGACGCTTCAGCATTAGCAAATAAAGAAGCTTCAGGTGATAGACTAGATATTAAAAAAGTATCTTGGTCTTTAGATACAGAAGTGGCAATAACTTTTACTGGTACAAATGTTGTAGAGGCGATTGATCTTGCAGGCGGTACAACAGGTAGTTTTGATTCACACGTTATCACTAACGGTGCAACACAACCTGGAGATGCTACAGACGCTGATATAATATTAACACCAGGAACTAGTACAGACGGTTTTGTTTATTTGGAACTAATCAAATCAGTTGGCTTTGGTAACTAATAATGGCTGATACAATATCTACACAGGTATTAACAGATACTACAGGTGTCAAATATGCGGTTAAACTAACCAATTATTCAGATGGCACAGGTGAAACTTTAGTACAAAAGGTTGACGCTTCGGCAACAACTTTTATGACTGAAGACGGTAATCGTAAAATATCAAAAATATTTTGGTCAGTAAATACATCCAATTCAAAGTCTGCCGTTGAATTAATATGGGATGGTACAACAAACGCTACAGGTGTTTTGTTGTCTGGTCAAGGGTTTTGGGATTTACGTGCCGATGGTAATGAGATATTAAACAACGCAACAGCACCAACAGGTGATGTTTTACTATCTACTAAAAACTTTGCAAATGGAGATAATTATACGATTTTAGTGGTTTTTAGATAGTTATTTGTATAAATAATAAAGAGAAATTAGAGATAGATACAAATGAGATTAATAACCGAGGAAGTTACACAAGCAAAATACATTGTAGAAGAACGAGATGGCAAAAAAAATTACGCCATTAAAGGTGTTTTTTTACAGTCCGATGTTAAAAATAAGAATGGAAGGATCTATCCTAAAGAGATTCTTCAAAAAGAAGTTCATAGATATAATAGAGAGTTCATAGAAAAGAATAGAGCATTTGGCGAACTAGGCCATCCAGACGGTCCTACCGTTAACCTAGAAAGAGTTTCGCATATGATAAAAGCTCTACATCCCGAAGGCAATAATTTTATAGGCGAAGCCCGAGTTTTAGATACCCCATATGGAAAAATAGTGAAAAGTTTAATAGATGAGGGTGCAACACTTGGAGTTTCAAGTAGAGGAATGGGCACACTTATTCAAACAGGTACTGCCAACATAGTCAAAGACGATTTTTATCTTGCAACAGCGGCTGATATAGTCGCAGATCCATCAGCTCCTGATGCCTTTGTAGAAGGTATTATGGAAGGAAAAGAGTGGATTTGGAACAATGGCGTTTTGAAAGAGCAAGAAATAAATGAATTAAAATTACAAGCAGATCAAAAGGCACGAAACAATAGAGCAGAAATTAATGCTAAAGTGTTTGAGTCTTTTCTTAAAAAGCTGTAGTTTTATAAATAGTAATTGACACTTTCCGTTAGGAGTAGTGGATCTATTACATTAATTAAAAAGTAAAAGTAAAGAAGGAGAAAATAACAATGGCTAACAATCAGGCAGATTTGCCAAAAAGAAACGCCGTTCCAGCTGAAGCACCCAAATCATTGGCTGCAACTGTTCAACAAGTGTTGACTAAAGCAGTTACGCACCCAAGTGATCCAAAATCGGATTTCGCACAAGGGGTCAAACATATTACAGGTGACCCACACCAAAAAAGTGCAGGCCAAGCTGACGCCGCAGGAAAATCTCTAAAAGCTGAAGATACAGAAGATAAAGAAAAAGAAGCTTTAAAAGCTAACGCTGATAAAGAAAAAGAAGCTGTAAAAGAAGCGGAAGAGAAAAAAGACGAAAAAGAAGTAAAAGAAAATCCATTAATGGCTTTAGGAAGAGTTGGAGCTGCAGCTGCAGGAACAGCCGCAGGAACAACAGCAGCAAATAGAGCTGCTGACGCAATAGGCGCTTCAGTTGATCCAAAAGCAAAAAAAGGAACAGTGAAAGAAGGCGAACTTCCAGCTGCTTTGCAAAAAGCAATTGATAAGAAAAAAGAAGACGCTAAAGAGTCTGACGAAAAAGAAGACGAAAAGAAAAAAGAAGACGTTAAAGAATCTGACGAAAAAGATTCTGACGAAAAGAAAAAAGAAGACGTTAAAGAAACTGAAGACAAGAAAGAAGATGAGAAGAAAGCTGAAGTCAAGGAAGACGATGCTAAAGCAGAAAAAGAAAAAGAAGTTAAAAAAGAAAACGAAACTGCTAAAGATAAAGTGAAAAACCTTGATATGAAAGAAGACGTTAAAGCATTAACTGAAGGTGAAGACCTTTCAGAAGAATTTAAAGCTAAAGCGGCTACAATCTTCGAATCTGCTGTAAAAGCAAAACTTGTTGAAGAAATTGAAAAATTAGAAGGCGAATATGAAACTAAAGTTGCTGAGAGAGTTGAAGAAACTAAATCAGAAATCGTAGAAAAAGTTGACGCATATCTAAACTATGTCGTTGAGGAGTGGATGAAAGAAAACGAATTGGCGATAGAAAAAGGTTTAAGAGCCGAGATTACTGAAGATTTTATCGGTGGTCTTAAAACGTTATTTGAATCTCATTACATCAATGTTCCAAGTGAGAAGTATGATGTTATTGAGAGTCAAGCTGCTGAGATAGAGAAGTTAAAAGAAGAAAATAACAAATCTATTGAAAAGAGCATTGAGTTAAATCAGAAGGTTGGTGAATTTACTAGAGAAGGAATTATAAATGACGTATCTAGTGATCTTGCTGAAACTGAAACTGAAAAACTTAAAGGTTTAGCAGAAGGAATTGAATATAAGGACGCAGACAGTTTTAGAAAAAGTATAGAAACTTTAAAAGATTCTTACTTCCCTAAAGCAGAAGCGAGTGATAAACAATCTAATGAAGTAGCGGACAATGATGCTTCTCCGAATTTATCGGAAAGTATGGCTGCATATACTGCTGCAATTAGTAAAACAAAGAAAAATCCTTATCTTAAATAGATAGGGGTTTTAGTTAATAACTAAAAAGAAGGAGAGATAGAAATATGTTTTTATCTGAATCAATACAACAAAAGTGGCAGCCCGTTTTAGATCATCCTGATCTTCCCGAAGTGAAGGACAGTTACAAACGTGCCGTTACATCAATGATATTGGAAAACCAAGAAAAAAGTTTGAAAGAAGATGCTCAGTTTTTAAGTGAAGCAGCTCCTGCAAACGCAACTGGTAGTTCAGTATCTAATTGGAATCCTATTTTAATTAGCTTAGTACGAAGAGCTATGCCTAACCTTATCGCTTACGATATTGCTGGCGTACAACCAATGTCAGGCCCAACAGGCTTGATTTTCGCTATGAGAAGCAGATATGCCTCTCAAAGTGGTGGTGAAGCTCTTTTTGACGAAGCTGATACAGACTTTAGTGGTAGAAATGCTGCTGGATCATCTGTAGCAAATAAAACTGGTCCTGCACACACAGGCGAAAACCCTGCTGTACTTAACGACTCAATCGGAACATCTACTGGCTATACTGCTGGTACTGGTATGACGACTGATTACGCTGAGGCACTTGGAGACGCTGCTGCTAACAGTTTTGCTGAGATGGCATTTTCAATTGAAAAATCAACTGTGACTGCGAAAAGCAGAGCACTTAAAGCAGAATATACTATGGAACTTGCACAAGATTTAAAAGCAATCCATGGTTTAGACGCTGAAACTGAATTATCAAACATCTTATCTGCTGAGATCCTTGCGGAAATCAATAGAGAAGTAGTTAGAACAGTTTACAGAACTGCTGAAGTCGGCGCTGCTGATAACGACAACTCACACGCTGCTATTAACACAACAACCGCTGGTATATTTGACCTTGACACAGACTCTAATGGTAGATGGTCTGTTGAAAGATTTAAAGGCCTTATGTTCCAATTGGAAAGAGATGCTAATACTATCGCACAAAGAACAAGACGTGGAAAAGGTAATATGATTATCTGCTCTTCAGACGTTGCTAGTGCTTTACAAATGGCTGGTGTGTTAGATTACACTCCTGCGTTAAACAACAACCTAAACGTTGACGATACTGGCAATACTTTTGCTGGTGTATTAAACGGTAAGTTTAAAGTTTATATAGACCCATATGCTGCTAATTTAGCTTCAAATGCAAGTCCTACTAAACAATACTATGTTGTTGGTTACAAAGGAACATCGCCATATGACGCAGGATTATTTTACTGCCCATATGTACCTTTACAAATGGTAAGAGCTGTTGGACAAGATACTTTCCAGCCAAAAATTGGATTTAAGACGAGATATGGTCTTGTTGCGAATCCTTTTGCTGGTGCAAGTGCTAGTTCAGCAATTGTTTCTGACGGTGTTGGTGCAATCAATGCTAACAGATACTACAGACGTGTTCAAGTTAAGAACATTATGTAATATTTGTTGAATAACAAATTAAGAAGGGCGGCTTCGGTCGCCCTTTTTTTTGGTCTAAATTCCAGATATAAATAATTATTAAGGGTAGAAGATTAACACAGACAATTCTACCCTTATTAAATAGATATAAATAGTAGTATGAAGAAATGGGTGAGAACAATATTAATAGAATATCTCTATATTTTTGTGTTTGCTATTATAATATTGGCATTAGCATACTGTACAGTTAACATATAAATAGTAGTATGAATGATTGGACAAAAGAATTTATAAAAAAACATACAGCAAAAGGTTCACATAGGTGGGCATTTTGGTGTGAAGGAATATTGATAGGTTTAGTAATAGGGTTATTATTATGACAACACTAAAAGCTATAGATAGACAACCGACTAAAATGGACTATGCAAGTCCAACGCAATTTAGATTTAGTATAGTCAAACTACCTAAAGTTGAGTATTTTTGCACAGCAGCTAATATACCAGGTCTTACAATGGGTTCAACTGAATTACCTACACCTTTGAAAGATATACCTATGCCTGGAGATAAAGTAGTTTATGATACTTTAGGTATTAGTTTTTTGGTAGATGAAAATTTAGAAAACTATAGAGAGATACACGGATGGATGACAGGTTTAGGTTTTCCAAAAGATTACTCTCAATATAGAACATTGCAAGGTGCTGGGACAGATAGATACCCAACAACAACAAGCGAAGATTATTCAAAAGAACACGGTGTTGTATCTAAACAAACTCCAGATGATGGTGGTTTGTATTCTGATTCTACACTTTTTATATTGACAAGTAAAAACAATGCCAATATAGAAGTCAGATTTAGAGATATATATCCAATATCACTATCTGGATTAGACTATAATCAGCAGGCCACAGACGTTGATTATTTAAATGCTACAGCAACATTTCAATATAAAATTTATGAATTTGCTAATGTTGGTGCTGGTAGAACTGTGGAAACGACATCATAGATTATTGACTTTTTAGTCCTAATCTGATATAATGGAGTTATTATGACATTTGATGAATTACAAGAATTAGCAGATAAAGATTTAAAATTAAACGATACAGAATTAGACATTGAGTCGTTAAAAACACCTGCCTTACATAATAAGTATTGCAAATTTCACAATCAATATGTTAATCTCTTAAAAAAAGCAGAACAAGATAGAGATATAATGATTAGAGATAAGTGGGAATATTACACAGGTAAAGCAGACCCACAAGTCTATAGAGAAAATCCTTTTAATCTTAAAATTTTAAAACCAGACGTTGACAAATATCTAAAATCAGATAAAGACTTAATTAAGTTAGAACAAAAGGTAACTTATATTGAGAGTACTGTTAACTATTTGGATAAGACAATCAGATTAATTGCGAATCGTTCCTTTCAAATAAAGAACGCAATTGAGTGGCGTAAATTCACTTCTGGCGTTATCTAAAAAATGCAAAACATTATAGTTGACAAGGTCAATGATGTTTACATTCGGATTGATGCTGACGCTAGCATCCGTAGAGAATTGTCTGATTATTTTTCATTTGAGGTCCCTGGTTTTAAGTTTACACCCCAATTTCGTAATAGATTTTGGGATGGAAAAATTAGATTATATTCGTATGCTACAGGTCAATTATACGTTGGATTGTACCCTTACTTAAAACATTGGTGTAAAGAGAAAAATGTACATATCATTGAATCTAGTGATATTTTAACATTTAAAACACACACAGCCGCCGCCATAAACGATTTAATAGACTCTTATGAACTATCTATCACGCCGAGGGACTATCAAATTGAAGGTTTTAAATTTGCCTTGGAATATGATAGAGGCATAATATTATCGCCTACTGCCTCAGGAAAATCATTAATCATTTATATGTTGGTAAGACACTACCTTAATGTCATTGATAATAATATTTTAATTGTTGTTCCTACAACCTCATTGGTGGAACAATTATATAAAGACTTCAAAGACTATGGGTTTAATGTAGAGAAAAATGTTAGTAGAAAATATCACGGTTATGAAATAGATGAAAACAAACGAGTTGTTATATCAACTTGGCAATCATTATATAAACTTCCAAAACAATTTTTTAAAGACTATGGGGCTGTACTAGGTGATGAGGCACATTTATTTAAAGCAGTATCATTGACAAAAATTATGACCAAACTTGTTGATTGTAAATATAGAATAGGTTTGACAGGTACTTTAGA